AGTATCAATTGCATCGACTACATTAAATACAGTTCAAATCAATGTGGGTCCTGGAGGAGGTGCTGGTACAGGAGGAGTAGTTTCAGTTGATTCTATAGGTATTGGTGGAACTTTATCTTTCAATGTTGGCACTGCTGGAACCAACTATGTAAATCCTGAAATATTTGTTTCGGATCCATCATATGAAAATCTATCAGTTGTTGGTGTTTCTAGGTTAGGAATTGGAGCAACAACTGATACTGGTACTGGATTATTATTGGACTTAAAAGTTGGTGGTTCTACAGGAATAGGGTCTACTTTATTTGAAGTAACCGAATTCAAAATTTCAAGACCTGGATATAATTTCAGAAGAGGTGACGTATTTAAACCAGTTGGATTAGTGACTGATGGTTTCTTATCTTCTCCAATATCAGATTTTGAGATTACAGTAGTTGATACTTACACTGATAATTTTGCTGCTTGGGAATTTGGAGAACTTGATTATATAGATTCTATTAAGAATTTACAAGACGGAGCAAGAACTAGATTCCCTCTCAATTATAATTCAGAACTTCTGAGTTTTGAAGCTAAAGAAAATTCCCCTATTGAAAAAAATATTAACAATGTTCTTATAATTTTTGTTAATAGTGTGTTACAGAAACCTGTAGAAAATTATATTTTTGAGGGAGGAACATCATTTGTATTTACAAGAGCACCATTACCAGAAGAAGAAATTGACATATACTTCTATAAAGGTGTTGAGGGAATTGATTCTGTGATAGTTGATAATATTATACCAACCATAGAAACTGGTGATATTGTTCAAGTCATAAGTAATAACATTTATCCAAATACAATAACTCAAGATGAGAGAACAGTTTATAACTTATCTTTCTCAGATAAATTTGAAACTAATCGATATACTGGATTAGGAGTTGATGAATCTAATTATAAACCAATATCTTGGACTAAGCAAAAAACTGATAAAAAAATTAATGGACAATATGTATATAAATCAAGAGATGTATTAGAACCTTTAATTTTTCCGACTGCAAAAATTATTAAAGATGTATCCACAACAGATACTGAAATATTTGTTGATAGTATAGAATTATTTAATTACGAAACTGATAATAATTATACAGATGCTTCTACTCCATTAGATGTAGTAGTTATCAATGGAATTTCTACAGTATCTTCAGGATCGATTGAAAAAATCACAGGATTTGGTCAAATTCAAGGTTTTTCTGGAATTGTAACTGGTATCACAACAGCATCTGGAATTGGAGTTCCTTTAGCACTTCAATTTAAAGTACAGCATGATGTTGCTTCTTCATATTTTGTTGGACTATCGACAGGTTATCCAATTTACATCTACGATACTAGAATTGGTAGTGGAGTTACATCGATTGATAATTCAAATTCTGCAGTCGTTGGAATTGGGACAACTTTCTTGGACAATGTTTATTATGTTTCTGCTTGGTCTAATGATAATACAATTGGAATTATTACATGTAATATAGATTCCAATTCTAATATCGTTGGTCTTGGAACTACTGGAAATATATTAAATCCAGTTGGAAAATATTCATGGGGAAGATTTTCTCAAGGATCAAGTACAGTAATAAGAGAAACAAATCCAATATCAATCGGAGTTACTGGAAATACTGTGTCTGGATTGACAACATATCCGACAATTCAGAGAAGAGGTATTGGTATTAGAAAAACTGGAGCATTACCTGAAAGGGAAGTATAATTGAAAACTAAAATTGTCTTATAAATATCTAAAAAGCTATTAATATGTCCGCATTCGTAACAGATCAATTTAGAATATTGAATGCTGGTTCTTTTGTAGAGTCTATCAGTAATAATTCTTATTATGCATTCTTAGGTTTATCAAACCCAACTCCAGGATCAGTTGGGTTTGGTAGAACTGATAATTGGGATACAAGTACAACTAATAATCCTGTAGACAATTTTCAATATTTGTCTCATTATAGAGATACTAGTTTATTTGGCAAAAAAATTACATCAGAAAATGCTAGAAGAGTTATAAAAAAAGTTGACTGGTTTTTAAATAATCCTTATGACATGTATAGACATGATTATCGTCAAGGTAATGAATCTCCGGTATCTAAAACCGTAAGATTATACGATGCAAATTATTTTGTCATTACAAGTGAATTTAAAGTTTATATTTGCATAGATAATGGTTCTTCTGGAATAAATCCTATCGTTACAGGATCGACAATAGAACCGACACATACTGACGTAGAACCTCCTGTTGCAGGATCTGATGGATATAGATGGAAATATCTATTCAGTATTTCACCATCAGATGTGATTAAATTCGATTCTACAGAGTATATTACAGTTCCCAATAATTGGTTAACTACAACAAATTCCGATATTCAAATCATTAGAGAAGGAGGAGATTCTGATATTAACAATAATCAAATAAAATCAGTATATATTGAAAATGGTGGAACTGGTTATAGTAATGGTACAGCATCTATTGTAGGTGATGGAAGTGGTGCTACAGTTTCTATTGCAGTGGATAGTTCTGGAACAATAACAAGTGTTACTGTAACAAATGGTGGAAAAGGATATACTTATGGAATTGTCGATTTAAGTACCAATTCCGGATCAGGATCAAAGTTAATACCTATAATTCCTCCATCAAAAGGTCATGGTTATAACATTTATGAAGAGTTGGGAACAGACAGAGTATTAATGTATGCAAGATTTGATGATTCAACTAAAGATTTTCCAATAGATACTAAATTTGCTCAAGTTGGTATTATAAAAAATCCTGAAACTTTTGCTGGAGCTGGAACAACTTTTACTGGCAATACATTCTCATCTCTTTATGCCGTGGGGTTAACAACTTCAAGAACTGTGGTTATTGGAGAAAAAATAACTCAAAGCACATCTGGAGCAAAAGGATATGTGGCATCATTTGATAAAGATACTAAGGTTTTGAAATATTATCAAGACAGATCATTATGTTTTGGAAATAAAGTAGATCAAACTGCTAGTGCTAGTACATCAAATATAATAGCATTCGATTCTACTAATGATATTGCATTTGCTCAAAGTTCAGGTTCTTCAAGTATTGATACTACTTTAAATGGTAGTGTTATAACTGCCAATAGTAAGCAAATAAACTTAGGAGTTTCTTTCACAAATGGTCTCGCAAATCCAGAGATAAATAAAAAGACGGGCACTATAATCTATATTGATAACAGACCCGAAGTTCAGAGAGACTCTAGACAAAAAGAAGACATCAAAATTATTCTGGAATTCTAAAAAAAGATGGCACAAAAAACAGATTTAAATATAAGCCCATATTATGACGATTTTGATGGAGATAAAAACTTTTATAAAGTTTTATTTAAACCAGGATTTCCAGTTCAGGCTAGAGAATTAATAACTCTTCAATCCATCTTACAGAATCAAGTAGAGTCTTTTGGTAGCAATATTTTCAAAGAAGGGTCCATGGTTCTTCCAGGATCTGTAATTTTCGATAATCAATTTTCTGCGGTAAAATTAAATGCAGTCAATTTAGGTATAGATGTTTCTGTTTATATTAAGAATTTTATTGGAAAGAAAATTACTGGACAACTTTCAGGAGTAACTGCATCTATTCAAGAAGTTGCACTTACAACTGATAGTGATCTAGTAAGTGATCTTACAATTTATGTTAAATATGGAGAATCTGGAGACGATGCAGAAGTAGATACATTCCAAGATGGAGAGCAGTTATTTGCAAGTGAAAATGTTGCATATGGTAATACTACAATTACTGCAGGAACTGCATTTGCTTCATTAATTTCTGAAGACGCAACATCTACTGGTTCGGCAGCATTTATTGATAATGGTGTTTATTTTATTAGAGGAACATTTGTAGAAGTTTCTAAGCAAACACTTATATTAGACTATTATACCAATAATCCTTCATATAGAGTAGGATTAAAAATATCTGAAACTATTGTAAATGCAAAAGATGATCCATCGTTGTATGATAATGCAAGTGGTTTTACTAATTTTGCGGCACCAGGAGCAGATAGATTTAAGATTGCATTAACGCTTATAAAAAAAGAAATATCTAATACTACAGATACTGATTTTGTAGAGATATTAAGAGTAGATGAAGGAAAAATTAAAAAAATTGATAATAAACCATCATATAGTTTAATAAGAGATTATATTGCAGAAAGAACATTTGATGAATCTGGACATTATGCTGTAGACGAGTTTGATGTTAAGGCACTCAACTCATTAAATGATCAAATCAATAATGATGGTCTATATTCAGAAGGAGAAACTACAGAACAAGGAAACACTCCATCAGATGATTTAATGTGTCTACAGGTAAGTCCTGGAAGAGCATATGTCGATGGATATGACGTTACTTTTGACTCAGAAACTGCTGTAGATGTAGAAAAACCAAGAGATACTGAAAATGTAAGCAATTCAAATATTCCATTTGAAATGGGACATTTGCTGAGAGTTAATAATGTCAGTGGTGCTCCAAAAGAAAATGAAACTTTAGATTTATACGATCAACTTGGTGGTGGAGGAACAAAAATTGGTGCTGCGAGAGTTTATACATTCAATTTGACTGATGCTGCATATTCTGGTGCAGCAACTCAGTGGGACTTATATCTTTATGATATTCAAACTTATACAAATGTAACTTTTAATGTAAGTACAACACTCTCAACATCTGCGTTTATAAAAGGAAAGAGTAGTGATGCAAGTGGTTTTGTTGTTGCTGGTTCTTCTTCAACATCTTTTAATCTCAGTCAAACTTCGGGAACATTTGTAACCGGAGAAAAATTGATTGTTAACGGAGTCGAGACTGCATTAACAATCAAGAGTTTTGTTCAAAATAATATTAATCAATTAAAATCTGTTAAAAGAACTGGTGTATCGCAATTTCCAGATTTTACGGCAAGTGCAGTATTAAGTTCTAAAAAATTATCTAATGGAATTTCGGAAATTAATGTTGCTACTGGTGGAGTAGTAACAAGTCCAGGAAAATTATTTTCTGGAATCAAAGTGGGTGATGTAATTAGTGTTGCACAAACAGGTCTTCTGAAATATAATAGAATTACATCAATTTCTTCAGACTTATCACAATTAACTCTTGGAACTATTACGGATGTTAGTGGAGTTTTTGATGGTAATCCAGTAATTGCTAATGGAAATTATACTCCAAATCTTAGAGTAGCAGAAATAAAAAATAGTGAAAATGGATTTCTTTATGCAAATCTTCCAGAATCTAATATTTCCTCTGTTGACCTTTCAGGTTCTCAGTTAGCAATAACAAATCAAATAACTACAAAATCAACTGATGGTTCTGGGGATTTAGTACTTGGACTACCAACTGGTATTACAAGTGCATTTTATGAATCTTTTGATCAGGAGAGGTATTCTGTTCACTATAATGGTGGTGGAATTGGAACAATAACTTCTGACGCATTTACTCTTACTGGAGGAGGAACTGGATTAGAAATTGAAGGATTAACCCCCAGTCAAACAAATAATGTACTAGTAAATGTAACACTAAAAAAGAATGGAATTCAAAGTAAAATCAAAAAATTTACTAGAAGTGCAGTAAAAGTAGTTAATCTTTCAAAATTAGCACAATCTGGATCTGCATCTAGCATATCAATCAATGATGGACTAACATATAATCAATATTATGGACTTAGAGTTCAAGATGATCAAATTTCATTAAATGTTCCTGATGTTGCAAAAGTTCTTGTAGTATATGAATCAACGAATACTAGTGATCCTACATTAGACGCAATTGAATTTTCTTCAATATCCAATGTTGGAGCAGATGCAATTATTGGAGAAAATATCATTGGTTCTGATAGTGGAACAGTTGCAAGAGTTGTTACAAATAATAATTCCACTCCTTCGTCAGGTGGTACAAATAAACTGGGTGTAATTTATCTAAATCAAAGTACTTTTACTGCTGGAGAAACTGTAACATTCAAAGAATCTAATATTATTTCTACCGTTCAGTCGATTACATTAGGAAAATATAACAATGTAACTAATAACTATGTTCTTGATGGTGGACAAAAAAATGAATATTATGATTATTCTAGATTGATTAGAACAACAGATTCAGAACCATCTAAGAGGTTATTAGTTGTCTTTGATCATTATATAGTTCCTTCATCAGATACGGGAGATGTATTTACGGTTTTAAGTTATGATGCTGATAGATTTTTAAATGATATTCCTACAATTGGTCCCAATAATATTAGAGCTTCTGATACACTAGACTTTAGACCGAGAGTTGTTAATTATTCTTCGACAACTGCTTCACCATTTGATTTTGGGTCAAGAACATTTACTACAAACTATAACTTAAAACCAGGAGAAAGTTCATTACTTGGATTTGATTTTTATCTTCCTAGAATTGATAAATTATATCTTGATA